TAGTCACATCGCTGTAGCTACCACCTTGAGTGTCGCTCGACTGGATTTTTACATCCAGGGTCGAAGTGCCACCGTTCTCGACATCAAGAATCACCACAAGGTCGCCTTCGTAGTCATTCATGTCGACAGCAGTGCCATCAAGGTCAGCAGTGCGCTCGGCAGTAGCTGCAAAAGCAAGATGCTGCAGCTTTTCAAGACCAGTAGAAAGAATTGCCATGATCAGTCCTCAGTGGATGGGGCAGGTGCAACAAACTTAGGCTTGCGACCCGGTTTTGCGGGAGCAGGCTTAGGCTCTTCCGTCACCTTTACGGGGGCGGGCTTCTCCACGGCAGGTGCAATCACAGCCTTGCCGCTACCAACCAACAAATTGGCGTCAGCTTCAGAGACCTCAATAAAGGAGCCGGACACAACCGGCTCCCCCGAGATCATGACTTGACGCAGGATCTCGATTCTCATAATCAGGTGCCGAAGCAGAAGGACACAGGTTGCTTGATGGCAATGTCAACGTCCTGCATTGCAATCACGCGAACCGTGCCAGCAGTGGCGCCAGCATAAGGATCAACGGTCAGATCCAGGCCGGACCACATGCCCATCACCATCATCGAGAAGTCGCCGAACAGCGCATCGTTGTTCAGCAGCTGGTTCGACACGATCACGGGGTAACCGTTGATCTCGTCGTCCTCGTACACGAACATTGCGGTGTTCGTTGCCTTCTCGGTGCTCTTCAGGGCACCGCGAGCTGCAGCGTTGATGATGTAACGCATGCTGCCAGCATCAGCGTTAGCAGATGCAACATCGGTCTCCATGCCGATGTACTCATCAAAGGTGCCGAAGCCAGTGAAGCTCTGGCTGCCGATACCGGTGGTGTTGATCAGACCAAGAGGCTGATTGCTGGAGCCGGTGCCGTACATGCCAACACGGTCAATCTCCAGAGCGATGATCCGAGCGAGGTCATTGCGGATCATGCCTTCCACGTCAATGGAAGCCTGGAGCAGCAGGCGGCGGCTGTAATCAACATAAGCACCCACAGTCTTGGGGGTCATGTTGACCTGATCGATTGCCTGCTGGCTCTCGGTCGGAGAAGCGTTCTCGCCAACCCAGTAAGCAGTAGCAGCAGAGGTCTGACGGGGGATGCTGATGTTGCCTTGCAGGCCGCTCAGCATGGTCACGCCAGCCTGGGCCAGTGCCAGACGGTTGCGCAGCAGATCGATGAAGCTACCGACAAGCAGCTGATCCTCAACGAGGTTGCCGCCTGCAGTGGGGGTGCCAACAACGAGGTCACGACGCAGCACCTCGTTAGGAATCACGATTCCATTGGAAGCACGCTCGTAGCGCTGGGCAGCAGCCTTGCCGACTTCAATCTCGAATTCAGCAGCACGCTTTGCAGAAGCATCACCGGGGTTGGCCAGGTAATGCAGAGCTTTGGCAAAGCTGAAAGAACGGGTCTCCTTGTCGGAGAGGCCAACATCGTTAGAGGTGATGTCAGCAGAACGAATGACTTGTTCCACAGGTTGAGAGCCGATTTTTTCAAGTACGGCTGCACGGGCCTCGTCAATGGTGCGACCACCACTGATAAGCTCGCGAGCCAAATCCTGCATCTGGTGCTTGTCGCCCAGTGCAGTAATGGCGGCGATACGGGTACGCTCGGCCTCGACGGCCTCGGACCGGATCACCTCCAGATCTGGAGTGTTTTCCATTTCGGGTTCAGGTGTTGGTGATGCGGCTGGGGCCGCTTGAACATCGATCTCTTCAGTAAGAGACCTGCCAATTCCAATAGTAGGATCAGCAGGTATAGAGACCACACTTACTTCGTAGGGCGACCAACGGGTCGCCACGAAGTCACCGCCTCGCTCTTCCATCTTGTCGATGGAATAACCGAAGCTGATGCCGCGCAAGATATTATCCCGCACGTCATCAAGCACTTCTTGCGCAAATTTATTGCGCGAAAAGCGCACTTTTACATAGCCGCGCTTCTTGTCTTCATCAACCCAAGAACGCTCAACAACTCCGACAACACGATCGGGATCGTGATTAAAAAGCAAAGGCGCTCCGTCGTTCAGTCGACCAAGGTCAGCCGATCCCGATTCGTGGCTCAGAATCTCATTGCCAAAGTACCGGACAACCGGATACTCGGAGCTGAACGGGAACTCAAAGCTGCGATCATCTAGAGCGCGAAACTGAGTGACTTCAGAACGCTGAAATTTGCCGCCTTCAACATCGCGACGACCCTCAGGCTCGGCTTCGCGAATTGGCTCAATTTTGCTCAAAGTGCTAAAACGATGGCCAACCATTGTGTCAGTAGCCTCCCCCTCGCGATAAACGCGAATCAAAGCTGCTGGATCGTCAGATGTACCCTCAACCGTAAATTCGCTATCGGGAACAGGGATAACCCCGTCACGCTCAACCTTTTCAATGCGACCGCGAGCGCGACCGCCAGAGCTGTTCCACGAAACGAAATCTCCGGTCTTTAACGCATCAGGTGCAGCGCGTTCTTCGGTCACATCAGTGTCCTCAATTTCGCTCATTTTAGAGCGATCACCTGTAGCCTCCTCGAACTCCATTACGTCGTAATTTCGCTCTTTAAGCCATGAACGGGCTTCCGGTGCTGAAAATTCATCGAGACGAAAACGAATTGCCTGCAATTCAGCTCCGTCTTCGCCTTCTTTGATGCCAAAAATAAAATCAACCCCCTTGCCGCCTTCGTTATTTTGACGGCGGAATTCGTCGTACTGACCTGGGTCACGCAGCCTTGCTGCATGCTCGTTTGGGTAAGGACGATTTGAATCGCCCTTGATGATCATTTCGCGTTCAGAGTCCATCAAGCCTCCTCCTGGGGCATAGGTTGATCAGCCGGCAGCATCGGCTGCTCAATAATGTCTCGATCAAGTTCAACACCAAGCCTTTCGGCCGCAGTCTGCTCGCGAGCAATCTCAGCGAGATTTTCGTCGAAATCTCCACCAATTTTTGCAACAATCTGGGCCTTGGTCATATAGCCAGCCTGCTCCATTTCTCGGTAAGCCTTAACCTCCTTCAACGGATCAACCCAATCCCAGCCCCTTGCCATCCAACGCGGGCTGTCATAACGCTCTGGACGGGCTTCAAAATCATCAAAAGGCAGCTCGCCAGACAAGACCGCGAGCGAAAGCCACTCACGGAATACGCGCATGTGAAAATGCTCAATCAAATAAGACTGAACAACCTTCCAGTGCTCGCGATCCTCGAGCAACGAAAGGCGGCTACTTGAGTAATTTGTTTCACTAAAATCACGGCTCAACGTCTCGTAAGAGCAGCCAAAACCGCTGGCAAACCTGCGGACCTTGTTCCTGACAAACATGTCAAATTGCTGGTCCGGTGAGTCGATATTTGGAACCGTAACGTTTTCGCCTGGCATCAAATACTTGAACATGCCGGGCTCAAATTCGCTAACTCTGCGCTCGTTTTCAATATCGTCAGCATTTACCTCGCCCTCTTGGTTCGTAATGAATCCCATTACGCTTGCGCCGGCACGGGCTCGGATCACCGCGGCTTCTTCGTAGCCCTGCAATTGATGCGCATCGGCCATCACAGAATGGAACCAAGGCACGCCACGATGCTGCTGCGGCCTTTCTGGGATAAATAAATGGATGACATCTTCCGCAGGCAAGAAGACATGCTTGTCGTTTCTTTGCGGCGCATTCTGGAACCAGTAGTCACCTGGATGGCGCGTGAGGAAGGCGTACCGCACAGGGCGGCCCCATTCATTGACCTCCACTCCCATCCGCCATTCGTTCCCCTCGGCCAAGGTCTGGCCTTGGTATTCCTCATCCAGGTAATCAGCCTCAAGCATCTGGAGCGCCAATGGCACTCTGCTACCCCCAAAGGGTCGGCGAATAATTCGGAAAAGAGCTTCTCCTGACTCAGGCAGCGCTCCAGTCGCAAGCCATTCCATCATGTGGAAGCTTTGGCGACCGCTTACATCACAGCTGGAAGAGCGACACCAGGAATTCCATTTCTCCTCAATTAACCTATTGGTGCGTTCGTCGCGGCGATTACCCCGCAGGAAAGTCACCTGCGACTGCATTTTGATGCCGCTCCCGACAACGTTGATCTGCGTTGTTCGCTTTGCCTGCTTCGCGTAAGGGTTGTTCCGCACCATTTCGCGGCTGCGGTCACGCAACTTGCGAAGGCTTGTGCGAATCTCGGCGTCAGCGCTGGACTGAGTGGCCAACCAATCGCTGGTAAGCCGGCTGATCATGGCGCCCGCGTAATTACGGCGACGCACCGGAGGAAGTGCTTTGGGGATCGGCTGAAGGCCAAACCGACGCAAAATTTCAGTACGGATGCCCATCAGCCTTGGTTAAAGCGAATGTAAAGATTCATTGGGTCGCCGAGACCAGAAGCAATGATCTTGGCTTTATTCTCGCGTGCCACAATCGCCTTCAACCTGCCTTCCCATGCGATCAGGTCAGGCAGATCAAATCGCTTCAACGATCGATTGCCAATCCTATATTCCTGAGTCGCGCCGCCAGTCATTAACGCGCGAATTGCAGCCTGAACAGCGTCAAGGTCTTTTTGAGCCTGAGATCTGCCGTCGTAGGCGCCAGGAGTACCGGAATAAGCAAGGGAAGCCTCAACCTCGATCTGGCCCCTGCTGTATTCAGTTACAGCACCACCGACAATTGCCGTGACGACTGCCTGAAAATACCAAGCAGTGCTGGGGTCCATTGCCCCAGTGGTCGCAGCCGGAATAGTTACCTTCCAGCCGTCCTCATAAGCGATACCCGTCGCGGTAACGCCTTCCCCAGCGGTATTTAGCCTGAAATAATAAGTAAGATTATGAGTTGAATTTGTGATAGAATTACCAAAGATGTCAGTAGTCGCGGCATCTGTCCACACCGCGTCCACCCCTGCTGCTATGGACGGTGGGATTGCCATCAGAAAACGCAATCTTTGTTCTTCGCTACTTTAGCGCCGCAACTCACCACTGCTTCACAAAACTGCGCTTTGGAGTGGCATTAACTCTTGAACGCCTTGGTTTAGCCTCCCCACGACGCTCAAGTTGATCCCACATAGTCCTTCTGTCCATTTTTTGGTAAAGACGATGCAAGGCCGCATACGCATAGTTCATTTCATCCAGTGCCTCGTTTGGAGCCTGGCTTTTCTTGACCCATACGCGCTCGGGAAAGCCATTCCTAAAACGGAGGATTTGCTTTTCGGCTGTCAACTCCTCGAAGTAATCGACTCCAACCGTAGGGAAGAAGTGCAAATATCCGGCGCCAGGGTCGTTGTGCTTCAACCGCCCGAAAAGCAAAGATTTGACAGTGTCGACGCCAACGGGGAACAGCTGTGCGCCCTTCTTTAGCGCTTTTCCCTTGTAGTCAACGTCAACTTTTGATGCCTTGCCAAGGGGCGGCTTTCCTTTCTGAGACATACCCTTAATCGCAATCACGCCCATTGACGCCCTTTCTCGGCTGTACTGATAAACCTCTTGGGTGTGGTGACCGCCAGAGTCAATCGCGCAACACAAAACTTTCATCTCCTCTCCTGCTTCATTGATATAAGGCTTTTGCAAAATTTCATCCAACTGCTTCCATACCTCTGGTCGGGATGGACTTCCGTAAATCTTCACTCGATCAATCAACCAGCCTTCTTCTTCACGACCCCAACCCCACACACTCAACGACAACCGGTCGTCCTGCACGTCACATCCGATCGTCAGCGCTAATGCCTCAACCGGCGGCACATACTGCTGATAAGTTTCGTCCGCTGCACGGTCCATCAAGGAATCAGCGCCAACCTTGGACGCATATTCATCCTCCCAGGTTTCGCCTAAAACAGTATTGACAAAGGTTTTTAGCTGCTCAGCATCACTTTTGGCGTCTAAAAATTCCTCAACAAGGTTTGGCCACGTCGCATTAGGGCTATAGCTATACGCCGCCCAGATATGAAAGCCAACATGCTTGCCATTTCCTGGCGCTGTTGCTCTCCATTCGCCCCTTTCTACCATCCATCTTTTCTTAGAATGCGGAATAATCACACCACAAGATTCACAGCAATACCCAGCTGTGCTCGGGTCGTTATCAGTCCACCTGATATTTGGCCACTTGAGGTACTGCATATGACTACAATCGGGGCAAGGAACGAAATAGCGACGTTGATCCGTTTGCAGGAACATTCGCTCTACGCGACTGAAGTCTTTTACTGTCGGCGTGCTACCAGCAACAATTGTTCTGTTCCAGTAGTACTCAGTCCTTCGGATGCCAAGCTTGATCTGATCGCCTTCTGCGCCAGCAGAAAGAGGGTATCCGTCGACCTCGTCAAATAAAACGACCCTTCTACTGACACGCCTAAAGCCCCTTGGGCTATTTGCGCCGACCATGCTCAGCGTTCCACCAGGAAATTGCTTCTGCAAAATCGTGTTCGCCCCATCTTTTGCCTTCGACTCGCTAACCAATCCCTTCAAGCAAGGCGTATCACGCAACATTGGGGCAATTTCTTCCTTTGAATACCCCTGAGCATCCTCAATGGTCGGTTGCACCAGCATGATCGGGCACGGATCCTGGTGAATATGAAACGCAATTGTGTGATTCAATATTTTTGAGTACCCAACCCGAGCGCTTTTCATCACAGTTACCTGCTCAAGCTTCGGATCGGTTATTGCGTCCATAATTCCTTTTTGATAAGGCAAAGTGTGCCATCTTCCGCCTTCAGCGCTGCTTTCTGCGCTTAAAAAGGCATAGCGATCTGCCCATTCGCTCAAAGTCAGCTTTTCAGGTGGCTTAAACGCCTTGTAAGCCGCTTTTTCAAGGCTGATCAGGTTATCTTCACTCATCACTAACGCTTTCGGACAGGTCTTCAAGGGTTTCGCGCACAATATCCTCTAGCACTGTTACCGCCTCAGTGTCTAGATCCGGTATTCTTTGCTTGGCTTTGGTAGGAATGCCCAGAATTTTTGTCCTGGCTAAAGTTACAATCTCGACCCACTTCAGCTCAACATCTTGTGCTTTTACAAGTACTCCTTCTTTTTGCTTGCGATCCAGCTCTAGTAGCTCAGCTTTGAGGTGCTCAGTGCGCGCCCTGGACTCGTCGTAGTCAGGAATTGACTCTTCCGTCTTTGCCATCCTCGGCCTGGCAGGAGCAAAAGAGCGCTCACCAGCCTTTGGCTTTGGTCCAACCCCAATCCGCTTCTGAGTGTTTTTTGACCAATGCTCCCGCATGGTCTCGCTGTTGACCAACTCTCGACCATCACTCGTGCGAACGACGGGCAAGCGACCAGTCTTCACGGCTGCATAAACCGCCTCTGGAGTTACCCCCATAGCGCGGGCTGCCTCGGCCTTGGTAATTAGTGGCATAGGCGAATAATACATCGTTCTATGTAGCGTAAAACAAAATTCAGTGCTAAGCTGTCCGGTTTTGCTTTTTTAGCCGGGTAAGGGGACGAATTGTTTCGTATATCAAAACAACTTTTGGCGGCAGTGCCTAGGAAAATAAAGCGACTCGAATTACCT